GAAGCTAAGAGAAGGCCGTGAACTGTTGGAACGTGAGAGAGACTATTGGGAGAACCAAGCCAAGAAGCTAGAGGCCCAGCTAAGACTATGGAAAGGTACGGCACCATGACACATAAAATTGTACCTTTAGCTATCTTAGTTGTATTAGCTTTTTATGTAGGCTTTTCTGTAGGCATAGAGGTTGGCGCATTGCGGGTAGTTGATTTATGAGTGATGAGGTAAAGGATGCTGCACAGGTACAAGCAGAGGAAGCCTTTGATGGCTTTATGTACTGGATGAAGAAGGGTACGCTATGGTCTTGCATAGTCCTTGGTCTTGTAGTCTTTGGTTGTAACTCTGGTGTTGAGGATGACGCCTACCCTGCATACAATGGTGAGCAGTATGCACCAACTAACATGGGAGAATAGTAATGATTACAACAACATACGTGGATCACATGGGCAGTGACCTATCTGTAGTTAATGCAGCACGTGTATCGTTTGGTAAGAAGAGCGAGGCATTAGGTACATCAGGTGCAGAGGGTGGACATATGACCCCTATCCTACATGATCAAGACAAACGCCTAATTAAATACCTAGCCAAGCACAAACATATGTCACCCTTTGGTCACGCCTTTGCGTCCTTCCATGTCAAGGCTCCCATCTTTGTAGCTAGGCAGTTAGTCAAGCATAAGTTCCTACGTTGGAATGAGATTAGTCGTAGGTATGTAGATGATAAGCCTGAGTTCTATGAGCCTGATGAATGGCGTGGTAGGGCTGATGATAAGAAGCAGGGTAGTGCGGGTGCAGTAGAGTCTGTACCTGTAGGTGCTTTAAAGGTTCAAGGGTATTGCCTAGCAGCTTACCAAGACCTATTGTCTGGTGGCGTATGCCCAGAGCAAGCACGTATGGTGTTGCCACAAAGCACCATGACTGAATGGTATTGGTCAGGTAGCCTTGACGCCTTCGCTGATATGTGCAATCTACGGTGCAAGGCTGATACTCAATACGAAACAACTAGGGTTGCTGAGTGCATATCTTTGGCTATGCAATCTTTATTCCCCTTATCATGGGAGGCACTAATACAATGATGGAGCTATCTCTAATTAGAACCCTGCACGATCAGGAGTTCTATGAGGATCACAAGGGGGTGAAATGCCCTGACAAACTATTCACTAAAGACATACGTAAGATCAAGCGTGTCTTAGATAATGCAATGGAGAAGTATGACCGCACTATATCCACCTCAGAGCTAGAAGCTTTGTTCTTCTCTGAGTACAGCACTATGACTACAGCTAACAAGGTTCTATACGAAGGGCTGTTCACCAAGCTACGCAAAGAGATGCCTATGTCTATTGATGTAGCCTCTGATGTACTGTCTCGCATGTTTAGGCAGCACGTTGGGGAGCAGGTAGCTAACTTAGGTTTCGACTACGTTAACGGCAAGCTTACTTCCCTTGAGCCACTACGTCAGGTACTAGAGGCCCATGAAGATAACTTTATGCCTAACATGAATGTTGAGTGGGCAGACATTGACATTGATACAATCCTTGAGGCTGGCAACACACAGTCACAGTGGAAGTGGAATATACCTAGCCTAGCAGGGCGTATAGAGGGCATCAGCAGTGGACACTTCATCATTGTGGGTGCAAGGCCCAACACAGGTAAGACAAGCTTTCATGCGTCTACTATTGCATCACCTATGGGCTTCGCAGAGCAGGGTGCTAAGTGTATGGTGCTGTGTAATGAAGAAGAGTATGTACGTGTAGCTGAACGCTACCTGTGCGCTTCTGCCAGTATGGATACAGATGAGATTAAGTCTAACTATGCGCTGGCTGCTGCGAGGTACAAGAAGGTACGCGATAAGATCAGCATGTTTGACAGTACAGGTAAGGACTTAGGTTGGGTAGAGAACATCATAAAGCATAGTAAGCCCGACATAGTTGTACTTGACATGGGTGATAAGTTTGCTGTAAAGAGTAGTGACAAGTCAGATGTGTATCTCAAGGCTGCTGCCATCCATGCTCGTAACATAGCTAAGAAGTATAGCTGTGCTATTATATGGATGAGCCAGTTGTCTGCTGATGCACAAGATAAAGTATACCTTGATCAGTCAATGCTTGAGGGTAGTAAGACAGGCAAGGCAGCAGAGGCAGACCTAATGCTTTTGATTGCTAAGAACCAAGTTACTGAGGGTGATGACGATGACAACCAGCGTCACATTAACGTAGCTAAGAACAAACTAAAAGGTGGCTGGCATGGGGTTGTCCACTGTGAGTTAGACGGGGGCAGGTCGCAGTACCTAGCCTAAAGAAAGGATTACAATGCGCTTTGTATTGGACGTAGAGAACACAACAAAGAAAAGGAATGGCAAGCTTATCCTTGACCCTTGGGAGGAAGGTAACTTCTTAGTTAACGTAGGGGTGCGTGATGTAGACGATGGTACAGAGGCTTTGACGTTTGACCTGCATCATAAGGAGTACGTAGATCAGTCAGGCATGGAAGAGAAACGTGTACAGCGCATACTAGACCACACTACCCTGCTGATTATGCACAACGCACAGCATGACTTGGCTTGGCTTTGGGAGTGTGGCTTTAAGTATAGCGGCCCTATCTGGGATACCATGCTGGCAGAGAGTATACTGTTGAGAGGTAACAACTTAGAGATCACGCCCAATGGGGTAGCTAAGAAAATCTCTATGTCTCTGGGTAACACAGCCATCCGTAGGAATCTTACATTTCAAAAGGATGACACTCTTAAGAAGTACTTCAAGAAAGGTTACAACACTGATGAGATACCATTATCAGAATTGACTTTTTATCTTGAGGCAGACTGTAACACTACTGCTGAACTGTTTCACGCACAGGTTGTAGACTTTGCTAAACCAGAGTCTGAAAGTCTTATCAAAGTGAGAGACATTACGTTTGACGTTTGTAAGCTACTGACACGCATGAAGTCTGACGGCATGAAGGTAGATCGTAAGGCTTTAGACGCAGTGCGTAAAGAGTACGAAGATGAGCGTGGTGCTATTCAGTCTCGCTTACAGATGCAGGTGCGTGACGTTATGGGTGACACCCCTGTTAACTTGAATAGTCCAGAGCAAATGTCTCAGGTTATCTTTAGCCGCAAGCCTCACTCAAAGGATGATTGGCCTAACTTGTTTGATAACTGTAAGAAGCTATCTGAGCTAAAGGAAATAGTTAATGCTAACAGTAACCTTCTGTATCGTACTGAGGCGTTTACTTGCCCGACTTGTGAAGGCAGTGCGGAGACTTACAAAGTAAAGAAGGACGGTAGCAAGTATGCAAAAGCAAACAAGTGCAAGGACTGTGATGCCAGAGGCTACCAGCTTAAGAAGCAAAACAGAATGGCTGGCTTTGGTTTCTTCCCGCCTAGTCCATCTTGGGTTAGTGCTAGTGGTTTCTCTACAAGCAAGGATGTACTAGATACACTCAGGGCTACAGCTATGGATAACAAGATGGATGTAGCTGTTAAGTTCTTAGAAGACTTAAAGAGGTTGAACGCAGTGTCTACCTACCTGTCAAGCTTTGTTGAGGGTATTGATACGTTTACTAAGCAAAACGATGTACTGCATGTTTCTCTGACACAGCACATTACTTCTACTGGCAGGTTTAGTGGTCGTGAGCCTAACATGCAGAACATGCCTAGAGGTACTACGTTCCCTGTTAAGCGTGTCTTTATATCTAGGTGGGAGGGCGGTAAGATCATGGAAGCAGACTTTGCCCAGCTAGAGTTTCGTGCGGCTGCATTCTTGTCACAGGATGAAGTAGCAATGCAAGAGATTAACACAGGGTTTGATGTACACGCATACACTGCTCAAGTTATCTCAGATGCAGGTCAGCCTACTACTAGACAGGCAGCAAAGGAGCATACCTTCGCACCCCTGTTCGGCGCGAGTGGGTACGGCAGGACTAAGGCAGAAGCTACCTACTACACACACTTTATAGCTAAGTACGAGGGCATATCTGATTGGCACAAAAAGCTAGGTAATGACGCCATCAGGTTCCAGAAGATAACTAATGTATCGGGGAGACAGTATGCTTTTCCCGGCACTACACGTAGGGCTAACGGTACACCTACTAACTTCACTAGGATTAAGAACTACCCAGTGCAGGGTTTTGCTACTGGTGACGTTGTACCTGTAGTTTTACTTGAAATAGACAACAGACTCAAAGGGTTAAAGTCTTGCTTAGTCAACAGTGTTCACGACTCAGCAGTAATTGACATACACCCTGATGAACAGAAGGAGGTACTAAATGTTATTGATGACGTTAATGTCAATCTCAATGCTATAATAGATAAGTACTATAGCGTAAAGATGAATGTACCCCTACTTTTAGAAGCCAAGATAGGACCGAATTGGCTTGACACAAAAGACGTTTAATGGTATAACTGCGGTTCAAATAAAGCTCAGAAAGGATATATTATGAGCAATGAGTTAACAACA